ATAGTAGATCATACACATACATTATTAAGAATGTATATTCAGATCCTTCAGAAGTATTTGATACTATTATTAAAGATGAAAATATACTACAACGTGCAGAGTCAGTTACTAAATCTTATGATGAGTTTGTAAATGATGCACATGAGTATGACTCTGGTAACACATGGAAGTTTGCAAGAGAAGGACATCCTGCAGGTACACTTGATAGAAGAGAATTAAAACGTAAACTCTATAGGGCAATCGCTAATGTTAACATCCTTGAAGGCATTCGTTTCTATGTTTCCTTTGCATGTTCGTTTGCTTTTGGCGAGAACAAACTTATGGAAGGTTCAGCAAAGATCTTATCTCTTATCTCTAGAGATGAAAGTCAACA